CAAATAATTAATAAAGAAATTAGAGCAAATCAAAAAATAAAAAATGAAGGTAGTAAAAGATAGTAACGATGAGTACCATTCGCATAAATCTATTAGTGCAAGTGGTTTAAAAGAAATTCACAAAAAATCTGTTTATCATTTTTTAAATAGAAAATTTAAAGAATCACCAGCCATGAAATTAGGTACTGCGGTTCACCAGGCAATATTAGAACCATGGGATTTTCATGACATATATTATAAAATTGATAAAATAGATAAAAGAACAAAACTTGGAAAAGAAGCATATCAAAAACAAATTGATATTGCTGGTGATAAAATTATTTTAGAATCTGATCAAAATTATATAATCCAGGAAATAATTAAAAAATTTAAAGTTCATAAATTGGCCCAGAAATATTGTAAAGGCGAAATGGAATTATCACATTATTCAAAATATGAGGGCATTGATGTAAGGGTTCGGCCAGATTGTATTAATAGAATATGTAATTTTATTAGTGATGTAAAAACTTGCCAGGATAATTCACCAGAAGCATTTAAAAGAGATGTTTACAAATGGGGTTATCATTTACAAGCGGCATTTTATATGGATGTTTGCGGCATTGATAATTTTAAATTTATAGCAGTTACAACAACCTATCCATATACAGTTGAGGTCCACACATTAGATGAGAATACATTAGAATTTGGGCGAAATGCTTATAAACAAGCTATTGCAAAATGGAAAATTTATTTAGATACTAATATTCCGCCTTCTTATGACTGGTACCAATATGCCGAGGATGGTTCTTATTTATTATAATTATGAAATTAAAATTTTTAAAAGATATTGTTGAAAGGCATTTAGATATTAAAATTAGTACACCCAGCCGAAAATTTGAATTTATTTTTGCTAGATCTTGTTATTATTATTTATGCAGAAAATATGCTAAATCTAGTTTTGCTAAAATTAGTAAATCGGTTAATAAAAATCATGCAACTGTTATGCATTCATTAAAAGAATTGCCATTTATTTTAAAACAACGTAAGGATTTAAAAAATGCTTTTAATTTAATTATTAAAGAAGCCGATAACGATTACATATATGAAAACACTAAAATGACTATTGATGAGCTAGTTATGGAATATAATTTTTCTTTGTTAAAAAATGGTGAATTAGAAAACAAGATAAAAAAACAAGATAAAAAATTAAAAATATTAAGATCTGAAAACAAAGAAATGAAAAGAGTTATTTACATAATGGCTGATACCGACTAAATATTTTTTAATTTTGTAAATAAATTTTATGAATATAAATCCATATAGCAAATATTTAGGCAAAGAAGATATACTACAAAACCAAGTCATGAGATACATAGGTTTAAAATATCCTAAAGCATTATTTACTCATGTAGCAAATGAAGGTAAAAGAACAAAATTTGAACAATACAAACTTAAATACTTAGGCACAAAACCAGGGATTCCAGATATTATGATTTTTAATCCAAATAAAAATAAGAATGGTTTAGCGATTGAATTAAAAGCTGGATATAATAAACCTACCGAAAACCAAAAAAAGTGGCTTAGAGAGCTTGAGAATGAGAATTGGGTGGCTGTTTGGAGTAATAATCTGGATGAATGTATTGAAATAATTGATAAATACTTTAACAATGGCTAAAAATAGAACAAAAAAAATATACTTTCATGAATCTACACAAAAGGTGAGATGGACACAAACCAGCTCCGATGATTTTAAATATGATTATAAATATATTGGCCAGGCAAATGAACCTGAGTTTGATTTATTAATGGATTTTCTTTGGTTTTTATACCAGGATGAGGAAATTACATTTAATCAATTCTTTGATACTTTTAAAGAACTTAGAACTTTTTGTGATCAAGTAAAAGGATTAATTGACAAGGATTAAATATGCTATATAATAAAATATTAAAACCTAAAAAGTTTGATAATTTTACCATAATACCTAGTTATATATTTAGAGATAAGGGTATTTCTGTTGGTGCTACTGGATTATATTGTTATTTATTTTCACACAAATCCGACCAAGATATTACAATTGAATTTATATGCGGCCATTTTAAAGAGGGCAAAGATGCCATTAGAGCAAAGATTAATGAGCTTATAGATAACAAGTATCTGGAACGAAAAAAGGTAACAGACAAAGGCAAATTTAAAGGTTATAACTATATTTTAAAAGCTAACCGAAAGCGGATAAACCGAAATGGGAAAAAACCGATGTCGGAAAATCCGCCACAAAGTAATACTAATAATATATATACTAATAAAAGTAATATAACACAAACTGAGAAAATGCAAAAAGCATTTCCGCATTTTGTTAAATTATTTGATTTACGTTACCAGCCAAAATCAATAACACAAAAAAATAAATGGGTTCAAGTTTTAGATCGATGTATTAAAATTGATAAATACGATTTAAAGGAAATTTACTTAGCTGTTGAATTTCACAGAAATGATGATTTCTGGCGAGATAATTTTTTGACATTATTAAAATTAAGAAACCAGGATAAAAATGGAATTATGTTTATTCATCGGTTTATGGAAAATTATAAGAAACAAAATAAACCTAAATGTTACTGGAATGTTAAAGGCATAAAAGAATATGTAATTTATTTAGATCCAGATGGCCAAAAAAGATTAGGAGCAATTACAAAAACCAATAAACTTAATGAATTTAATTTAAGTCAAATATTTAATAAAATAGAAATCCAGCAATTAAAAGATTTTGTATCTAATGATTATAGGTAAAAAATACATTTTAGATCAATACGAACAAAGTATTGTTGAACTATCAGCAAACCAAAGGCATAACAATAAGGTTAATACTGGTTGGGATGGTTTTAAAACAGTAAATAAAAACAGCGATGTTAATTTAGATGTGGTTGGTTTTGGTGGTGAATTTATATTTTGCAGAGAAAATAATTTATATCCAGATTTTAAAATTCATAATACCAGCAAAGTATTAAAAACTGATGATTATGATGCCACCTGGATGGGCCATAGTGTTGATATAAAAGTCAATAGAAAAAATCATCCATTAATGATTCCAGAATATGCCAAAACTGATTGTAAAATTTTTGCTTTGTTTACTTGTAAATATCCAGATTATATCTTTGAAGGATTTACCCTAAATAGTTTAATATTCCAAAAAAATAATATTAGAATGACCAGAGTAAATGCCTATGTAATTAATAAAAAAGATCTTTTATCACTTGATGAATTACAATTTTTATTAAAATATTAAAAATATTTTTTTATATTTAAAGAAATTTATTATTTATGAATCACTATAATGAATTAATCCAACTCGGAATAATTTTAAAAAGATCTAATGGATCTGTAAAAACAAAATGCCCAAAATGTTCACATAGTAGAAAAAACAAACGAGATGATTGTTTATCTGTTAATATAGATGATGGTTTATATAATTGTCATAATTGTGGATGGGGTGGCAATGCTAAATTTAAGCAAAAAATAGATTATGTATTACCGCCAAAAGTTAATTCTAATATAGCCGAGAGAGTAATTAAATGGTTTAGTGATAGGGGTATAACAGAGCCAACATTAATACATTGGAAAATTGGCGAATCACTAGAATATATGCCGCAAGTTCAAGCCAAAAGAAGGTGTATAAATTTTAATTATTATAGATCTAATGAGGTTGTAAATGTTAAATTTAGAGATGGGCAAAAGAATTTTAAATTAGTTTCTGGAGCTGAATTAATATTTTATGGTATTGATAATATAAAGGATTCTGATAAATGTTATATAGTTGAGGGCGAAATGGATGCATTAAGTTTACATGAATCTGGTTTATATAGTGTTTGCTCAGTACCAAATGGAGCAAGTAAAGGATCTCAAAAATTAGAATACCTGGATAATTGCTGGGAATATTTCAAAGATAAAAAAGAAATCATTTTGTGTACTGATAATGATGATGCTGGATTGCAGTTAAGAAATGAACTAGCAAGAAGGTTTGGAAACTATCGTTGCAAATACGTTGAATTTGGCGATTTTAACGATGCTAACGAGGTTTTAATTAGCAAAGGTGCGGAAACACTACGAAACATTATAAAAGAAGCTAAAAACTTTCCATTAGAAGGAGTATTAAATATTGATAATATTTGGAATGATGTTTTAAACTTTAATGAAAATGGTATAACTAATTATACAATTGGTTTACCTGGATCTGATGACTATTTCAAAATGGCATTTGGTGAATGGACAGTTGTAAGCGGCATTCCAAATTCTGGTAAATCTGATATATTAGATCAAATACTTTGTAACATAGCAACTAAACATGATTTTAGATGTGCCATGTTTTCACCAGAGAGTTTTCCTTATGAGGGCCACATTAAAAGAATAGCAAATAAATTAAATCAAAAGAATTGTAACAGCGATGATTTAAATAATACAAAAGATTTTATTGAGGAGCATTTTTACTGGATTAAAATTGATTTAGAAAACTTAACATTAAAAGGCATTTTAAATGCATTTAAAGAACTTGTATTTCAAAAGGGTATAAATGTATGTGTTATTGATCCATGGAATATGTTGGACCATTCAGCTCAAAGAGATCACAGTTATATAGGCAAAATCTTAAGCCAAATAACTCAATTTTGTCAGCAAACCAATACCCATTTATTTCTAGTGGCACATCCAAGAAAAATTGAAAGTGAAGGTGGTGTATATAAAAAGCCAACATTATATGATATTTCTGGATCCGCTGATTTTTTTAATAAGGCATACAATGGTTTAATAACTTATAGATGTATAGGGCAAAAAACAAAATATAAAAGTGATGTTGTTAGGGTTCATGTTGAAAAAGTTAAACGTAAAGAAAATGGCCAATTAGGTGATTTTGAGATTGCTCCAGATTTTGGAAATGGTGGCATATATAAACAAATATATCAAACAGATAAAAAAATTCAAGTAATAAAAGATAACGTACCATTTTAAATTTAAAACTATGAGCAAATTTTTACCAAAATTAAAGGTTGACAATGATGGCAACTATAATGCAATTTTTTATGATGCCGAAATTGATGAGGTCAATGGAAAAGTATTTGATTATTTCATTGAACTAAATACAAAAAATCTTAGCTATATACATATTGATCATAACATGATGCATGAAATGATTGAAATGATGAAAAAAGTAGAAAAAATTAACAAAAAAAAATATGACAAAGAAAGAATTTGAATCAATAAAAAAATATATGTTAGATAAATCTAAATATATAATGGATTTAAAACAGCCAGAGTACACAAATCAAAGTGAGGATGTATTGCAAAACTTTAAACAAAGTGCAAAAGCTATTGGCATAACTCCTATGCAATGCTGGGCGGTATTTTTAAATAAACATTTACAATCAATTTTATCTCATGCTGGTGATGCTAAATTAACTCATGCCGAGCCAATTGATAATCGTTATGCAGATGCAATTAATTATTTATTTTTAGGTATTGCATTAGTTAAAGAAACTAATCATGTTAATTTAAATAATATTAAAATATTAGATGAATAAGTTTTTAAAAGCACAATCCTGGTGTATAGATAATAATATTAAAATTTATATAGTTCCTATTAAAAATAAAAAAGAATGTCATATTGAAATATGTGATAATAGTTTATTTATAAAATCACCTAATACCTATGATAATCAATC